TGAGGATTTACCACTTTTCCCCTTGCCTACTTCCGGCATATTTGTAACTGCTACTATATCAACCTCTAAGTATTCCTCTCCGCAATATATCCTCTTCTCACGGATAAAGTTCTTTCTCTTCTTTGCCATACCGTTTATTCTCCTTATACTACAAGTCCATAAGGGTACACCTATTAAACCATATACTTATACAAGTATAGTCTTATATAAGTATATAATTTTATGAATGTCCTAGATGTTAATACCCCATACAAGGTCCTCAACACGCCCTTTTTATAGCCTTTTGGCGTGTGATTTCAAGGCTTTTTTATTGACTTTGTGTAAGCCTTATAGTATAATTTGAATAGGTGTAATTATCGCTATAAGGCGGTACAGGGAACTTGCATAAGCCACTATGCAAGTTCCTTTTCTTTTGTCCTTTCCCTGTAAATCTTGGTTGCAAAATCTACCGTGTAATATCCTCCACAACCTTTATGTTTTGCCATGTACGAACAACTAAGCGATATTTGACCGCATTTTAAGCATTTGAGTTTAAAATACGGCAATGCCGTTACCTGTGCATTTAGGCAAGGAATATATGGTATATCCAAGCCGTTATCTGCGTGGTATCTGATGCCCTCCACAAAATCCGAATAATCTACCATGCTTCCAATGTTCTTTATGTTCTCGGTATCCAAATTCCCGACCTCTATAATCTCGCCGTTTACTATGTCTACCGTTATTTCCAAATCCTGTACTATGAAATAGCCTATTTCCTCTGCTGTTTCGTAAAGCAATATATCCTGCTCGTAAATCGGTTTTCCGTACCTGTCTGCTGCATCCGTCTGTCTGCATAAGGTATTTATATCTATCTCATACACATTTGCACCCGGATAACCGCCCTTGTCTATATAATGACCTGCGGGGCGTACTGCCCCGTCACTTGGTCTTATTGGTGGCTCTGTTATATATTCGCCCTCTATCCATATCGGGTATGGCGTGCTACTGCTCTTTGCCTTTACTTTCACTTTCCTGTACCCCTCTTTCCGCAATCGTGCCGATAATCTCCATTCTTGCCGTATCAGATACCCCCATATCGTCCACGCACGGTAACAACTGATGTATGATACCCTCGGTGTCAATCCAACGGAATATAACCACATCTGCAAGCCTTACTTTTACTGTGCTGCTGCCGTCTTTTCCTGTAAATCCCGACAATGTGTTGTACTCCCTGTCAACGGTTGCTTTGTCTACTACAAATTCTCTTACCTGTCCGTCTACTTCCAAGGCTACAATATCGCCTGTATACATTTCTTTGCCGTTCTTATCCCTGTACGGGGTCTGTTCTCCCAATGTATCCGGGAATATCTCTTTAAAATCTCCGTAAACTGTGCCAATCTCCGCTATCTCATCCGTTTCATATCCGTAAGACGGCATACCGTAGACCCACTCGTAAGATTCCTTTTCCCTGTCGTATGTCAATCCTCTGTACTTCATTCTCCTACCTTTCCCAAGGCTTTAGCGTAAGAGGGTGCTGCTCTTTTATCTCACGGCTACGCTCTATATTGGTCTGCAATATAAGCTGTGCCTTTTGCATTTCCTCCTGTGGCATTTCCTTGTCTTTGTAACTGTCTACAAACTCTTGGTACTCCTGTATTTTCTGCCTTAATGCTGCATCCGTGGCAGATATGACATACACGGTCCCACAATGTTTACAACGCCAATACCTGTATTCGATTTCTCCCACTTTCTTGTAGCTTGGCTTTATTTTGCCTATTGATTTATGGCACTTGTCGCATACGATAGTAGGCTTGTACCTTTTCTTTATTGGTTTCACTACTCTATACCTCCATTCAAAACCTTTAGGCTTCTGATATGCGATACTCTGAATAAACAGGAATTGGTTATGTATGTTCCCTTGTGTGCCAAAAAGTAATAATTGCTCTTTAGGTATAAATTCGGGTTATTCTTTACCTCTTCCGTTCCTGTCTTTCGTAAAGTACCTCTGTAAACGCTTCCGTCAAATATCTTTATATCCACATATTCGCCTAAGTGTTTTTCTAACTCCGCTCTATTCATTTCTTCCGCCTTTCAAGTACAGGGGTGCTACCGCACCCCCTAACAGTTATTCAGTAATCAGTTTTCCGTTTACTTCGTAAAAAGCGGAGCGGAAACCAATGCTGACGCCCGAGACGGAACGAGGGTCATTCAAGTTGAGAGCGGACGGACCCGAACGGGAAGTAGAGTTGAACGCCGACCCACGGAAAGGCATATATTCGCCCTCTGTGGCATCAAAGTATACATAGGTCTTGTTTTCTTCCTCCGTTCTCTTCTCCGGGATAACGCCTAAATCCCTAAGTGCCTGTGGAATCTCTGATAATTCAACCTCTAATTCTTCAATTCTTACTCCGTCATAATCCGGCTCGTAATCATCTGCTGCCTTACTGTCTGTAATCTTGATTTCTCCACATTCTACATTTGCTCTTATCGGTCCCTGTGCTGTTCTCAACTGCTGCCACTCTTCACTATCTCTTGACAGGTCGCAATATGAGGATGCAGCTTTGTTATCTGGGATGTACTCTATAATCCCGTCCTTAATCCTTAATCCTGCCAACCATTCCCATACATTACCGTTAAGGTCTGATACTCCATAAGGTGTATGGTCGTGATTCCATGCAACCGGTCCTGTACCTGTATATGTCCGTCCAAAGTTGCTTACTTTGCCCTGTTCGTCCTTGCGGTAATAGTCTTTGCCCCAATCGGTGTTGCCGTGTGGCATTGTGCCTTTTTCCCTGCTCTGATTTAAAAGATACTCAAACTCTACGGCTGTCATAAGATGCCAACCAATGCCTTTACATCTGCATACCTGTATTGCTCTTTCGTATGTAATTTCCGTGGTTGGGTCTTGCATTGGCAAGCTGTAGGCTCTGCCGTCAATTACGACATTCGGGTACTTTGACATGTAAATGGCATCCGCCACCTTATCCCCGATTTTGAATACTGCCGGGATTTCCTCGGTATCCTTTGGTCTTACAAACCTGCACATGATAGACGGTAAACCTCTATCATCAAAAATTACTACATTGTTGTGGTCTAATGCGTTCATAGTTCCTTGTCCTCCTGTTTTCTACTTCTTTGCGTAAATTGAATGTAACTTTATGCTTCCACGCCTTTTTATGCTTTCTTCGGTGTGTAATCCCGAATCAAAAAATGCACAAAAGGCAGTACCGCCGATAATGCTTGTTGCAACTATGTAGTTGCCGATATTATGAAACTCGCACCGCTTGGCGTTGCGGTAAACTGTTATATGCTTCTCTGTCCTGTTCCCTGCCACGCTGACCCTCCTTTCTAGGCGTTACCTTTACGGTAATTTCTACGCCCTCTCTCTGTCCTATCAGCATAGCCAAGGTATCATAGAAGCGTTGTACCTGTTCTCTGTTCATGTATCGCCCTCTCTTCCTCTGCTATGTCAACTGCTGCCTGTCTGATTTCTTCGCAATCCGCTTTCAACAGGTCGGCAGTCATTTCCATAACTTCCAATGGTAGGTTTTCATCTACCACTAGAGAGCCGACCATATCCGCCAACTCTCTAGCTTTTTCCTGTGCGTTTAAATTCAATTCCTTGTATCCTCCTGTATATCTGAATGGTTAAGCCGTTCTGACCGTGCCTTTTGATAACTGAATACCAATCATCACGCCTTTAATCTGCTGTCTTTCGCTTTCAGACATTGTTTTGAGGATTTCGATAAATTCGGTTGTTTCTCTTTTTTCTCTTTCTGCCTGTAATGTAATGTCCTGTGTTCTTGCTTCCAACATAGGCTTGACCTCCTTTCTTCCCGCAACTTACTCTGTGAGTATGTAACTATTATATGTGCGTGAGTAACTATTGTCAATACTTTTTATTCTTTTTTGTTGCGTAACTCACATTTTTGTGATATTATCATTTTCAAGGAGGTATAAAGATGAATGAGCGTCTTAAAGAACTAAGGAAATGTTTAGGCGTAAACCAAGAAGAGTTTTCTACAAAGATTGGTGTTACTCGCTCTGCAATTAGTCGTTTGGAATCCGGGGATATAAATTTTACCGAGCAAATGATTATTTCTATCTGTAGGGCATTTAATGTTAATCGTGCATGGCTTGTTGAGGGCGTAGGCGATATGTTTACTAATCTGCCGGAAACAATCTTGGACGAATTGGCGTTGCAGTACGAACTTACAGACGAGGAAAAAGACTTAGTGAGTGATTTTTGTAAACTGCCTAAAGAGCAAAGAAATGTTGTTATGGCGTTTCTTCGGGGTAAAAAA